ATTCAGCACGTCGGGCGGCTTCTAATCTCGCGGCTTTGGCCTTCTCAGCTTCTTTGCGCTCCTCTGCCCACTGCGCATCTCGCTTGGCTTGTTTTTCAGCAATAGCAATCGGGTTGTGAAGCCCGCAATAGTGCTTATCGTCTACTGTCACCTTCGCAGGCTTGTTGCATTCAGCGCTTCTGGTCCAGCCTTTCGGCCAAACCCTTGCGCAGCAAATTTGTTGCGTATGGCTCATGCTTCACCCCGAAACTCAATCTCGTCTGCAAGCACGTCAAGCCGTTCAACAATCTCAACGATGTCGCTGCTTTTGAAGATCGCGGCATTCAATCCACCAGCCAGCGCGTGGAGAACGTCGATCACGTCCCGCTCAGTGCGGCAAAGATTGCGAATCGTGATGCAGGCGCGGTTGATGTCGGTTTGACGGTTGACGTTTGCAACCTTTGCTGATGCGATACGGGCGCGGCGAGCTTCGACTGAATCAGGGTGAGCTAGGCCGCGTGCTACGTCTGCGCTGTAGCCTTGTGTGGTGGTGTTCATGCGGCCACCTGAGACACGCTGTAAACAGTGCGGCGAACGCTGTTCCATGCAGTTGCGCAAAGTACCGAATTGCGGTGCATGGAATCGGCAAACTTTTGAGCATGTTCCTGCGTCTCAAACATCATTGGCTTTGTCGTCAATGCGTTCTTGATTGCTTTGCCCGTCTTGCTGTTGATCACTTGAAACATTTGCTACTCCTGTTTGCCGTTGATTCGGCATGTGAGTAATTATGCGCCTTTTCCGTACTACACGCAAGTATTTTTGTAGGTGTTTTCCCTAGTCTTAAAAATATTTGCACATCGTTGTTTTTTGTAGTACAGTGCACTTATGGCACAACCTAACAAAATCTCATCGGTGGGCGCAATCAGACTTGCGCACGGTTACTGGCCCATGTTTCGGGCGATCATGAACAGCAAGGGCCGCGCATGGTTTGAGCGCTGGATTGAGCGCACATACAAGGCTATGGAGAAGTAAAACATGCTTGATTTAGCCTCAACCCGATTGACAACAGGCGAAGACTTTGCCGGTTACTACCGTTTACTCGCTGCTGTAGTCGCTCAAGCTGTCAGTGACGCCAGCAGAAGCCTTACAGCAGAAGAAAAAAAGCGGCGCATGAATTTGGATGGTGACGCGCACCACGCCATCAATTGGTTTTTTGATAAGTCGTCAAGTTTTGAGGCTTATTCAAAACTGATCGGCTTCAGTGCAGAGGGCTTCAGAAAAGCATTGATTTCACCAACACCGGAAGCCATTGACGAACAAAAGAGATTTACCTCAACGCAGCGGCGAATTGTGCGCATTCGGCATGAGTTTTATCGGGCGGCGCATGAGCTTTAGAGACGACATAGAAATGATTACCGGCGTACCTCCCGGCTACAACGCTTTCCAATTTGCCCAGTGGCCAGACACACGGCCAGCAGCAGCAAAGCACTACGAACGTGCATACCTGACGGCAGAGCAGAAGGCAAAGAACGCTCTGCGCTCAGACGAAGAACGGGCAGCGGATCGCAAAGCAAAGCGCGGCACACGGCCAACAAGATCAAAGGCAGCTCAGGCAGCGCACGAACGGCAAGTGGCGGCGAAGCGTGAAGCGAAGTTGGCGCGTTCAAAGAATTTTGGCACTTCGCCAAAAGCAAAAACCCGCATCAGTGCGACCTGAGCGGGCTTTCTATCACCACTAAAAAGGACTTAGTAATGAGTGAACAGATTTTATATCAAGAGTTTTTGCGACGCAAAACGCACAGTACTGGCGACTACGGGTTTAACCCGGTATGGATGCCTGAATCTGCGTTTGACTTTCAAGAACATATTATTGAAAAGGCGGTGCGCAAAGGCCGTATCGGGATGTTTGCGGATACCGGATTAGGTAAGACTTTGATGCAAGTCGCCATTGCCGAAAACATCATCCGGCACACAAACAAGCGGGTATTGATCTTGACACCTTTGGCGGTGGCTTTCCAGTTCATTGACGAAGCTACCCGCATCGGCGTTGATGACATCGCGCACAGCAAGGATGGCACTCTGACCAAAAAAATCACGGTCTGCAATTACGAGCGGTTGCACTTGCTCAATCCAGCCGACTTTGTGTGTGTGATGTTGGATGAATCCAGCATTCTCAAGAACTTTGCTGGCAAGACACGCGACCAGATCGTCGCGTTTATCAAGCAAGTACCGTATAGGTTTCTGAGCACGGCGACGCCATCCCCAAACGACTTTATTGAACTCGGTAACAGTTCTGAGGCATTGGGGTACATGGGCTACATGGACATGCTCACCAAGTTTTTCAAAAGCAACCAGAACAGCGTAGACAGCAATAACCGGAACATCGGCGAGAAGTTCTATTTGAAGCCTCACGCTGAACGTGACTTTTTTGCATGGGTTAACCAGTGGTCTGTGATGGTCAAGAAACCGTCAGACCTGGGCTTCCCCGATGTCGGTTATGACCTGCCAGCGCTGCATGTCAAGAAGCATATGGTGCACAACAGCCACACATGGCGCATTGATGGGCAGGACAACCTGTTTGCCATGCCAGCGGCCACCATGACCGAAGTTCGTGAAGAGCAAAAGCTAACAGTAACCGAGCGCTGCGAGAAGGCGGTGGATCTGGCATCTGGCAAAACCTCGGTGTACTGGTGCAACCTAAATGAAGAGAGCGAGCTTCTGGCGTCACTTGACGATGACGCGGTGGAAATCATCGGCGGCATGTCGATTGACAAGAAAGAGGAAATTCTTGTCTCTTTCGCACGCGGTGAAATCAAGCGACTGATTACCAAAGCTCGCATGACCTCGATGGGCCTGAATTGGCAGCACTGCAAACACACCGTTTTTTTCCCGACATGGAGCTATGAGCAGTATTACCAGGCAATCCGCAGATTCTGGAGGTTCGGCCAAAAGTCAGAAGTTACCTGCGACATGGTGATTTCAGAGGGCCAAGAGCGAGTGATCGAAGCCCTTGAGCAAAAGACACAAAAAGCAATTGAGCTTTATGGAAATCTGGTGGCCGCAGCTAACCGTGATTTCAGTTTTTCAGTCAAAGAATTTAACCAATCGGTGCGCCTGCCAGCGTTTATCTAATGAACACCAAAGACCAAATCATCACGCCTCAATACGCGATCTATAACTCTGATTGCATGGAGGTTATGCCGACCCTGCCTGACAACTCGGTTGACTTGTCGGTGTACTCCCCGCCATTCGCGGGCCTCTACAACTACAGCTCAAGCGAGCGGGATTTTTCCAATTGCGAGAATAAAGAGCAATTCCTTGATCAGTACGAGTACCTGATAGCTCAGATTGCACGGGTAACAAAGCCTGGGCGGGTTACGGCGGTGCATTGCACCGACGTTTTCGACAACTCATGCCGCCTTTGGGACTTTCCGCACGAAATCATCCGGCTGCATGAAAAGTATGGTTTTCAGTACCGCAATCGCATCACGATATGGAAAGAGCCTTTGAAGGTTCGTATGCGGACGATGGTTAAAAGCCTCATGCACAAATTGATCGTAGAGGACTCTACGCAGTGTTTCACTGCCATGCCTGACTATGTGCTGGTGATGACTAAGAAAGGCGACAACGCGGTGCCTGTGACCCATCCGAACGGCCTGAAGCGGTATTTTGGAGACACCCCAATCCTGCCAAACATATTGCGGGCCTTTAACAACGCCAACGAATCCCAATTCACGGAAGACGAGCTTTGGGAGTACCTGCAAAACACTTACAAAGACCACGAAGACCCGAAGAGCAACAAGCTATCTCATTACATCTGGCAGCGATACGCCTCCAGCGTGTGGGATGACATCCGAATTGACAACGTGCTGCCATTCCGCGACAGCCGCGAAGAGGATGACGAAAAGCACGTCCACCCGCTTCAGCTTGACGTAATTGACCGGCTAATCGAGCTTTACAGCAACGAGGGCGAGGTGGTTCTGACTCCATTCATGGGCGTCGGCTCAGAGGTTTACAGCCCGGTATCAATGGGCCGCAAAGCCATCGGGATCGAACTGAAAGACAGCTATTTCAAACAGGCCAAGATCAATCTTGAACTGGCTGGACAACGCTTCACATCTGACAACGGTATGAAGCAGGAAGCGCTTTTCTCGGAAACTGAGGAGATGGAACTGTGAACGATCTATTTACAAACCACGTCAATCGCCTATTCATCAAGCCCGATGACAAAATGGGCCTTATGGTTCATGCCTCCATGGGAATCGCCGGGGAAGCTGGCGAAGTGATCGACGCGGTTAAAAAAACTTGGATTTATGGCAAACCGCTAGACCGTGAAAACATCCTCGAAGAATGCGGCGACTTGCTTTTTTACATTTCTGCGCTATTAACCCAGACCGGGTACACCTTGGACGATGCCATGAATGCCAACATGGACAAATTGAAAAAGCGTTACCCTGATGGATATACAGACAACGCCGCGCTTGCCAGGGCGGACAAGTCATAAACGCATTCAACTAGCGTGAAACCCCAAGCATGAGATGCACAGCCTGCCATCGTGAGCTTAAATCAGAGCCACACATGGTAGGCCGCTACCCCTACGGCCCTGTATGTTTCATGCGCATGTTTCCACGCACAAAGAATATGCGCATAGAACGTGCGCATGTTGTGGCGGACGATAAGACGCAGGACATGTTCGAGCCGTGCTACTTTGACAGCCAGGGCGAAGCTGATCGGCTTGCACTTGAAAAGCAGATAAATTAAAATAATGCTTACTGTAATAAATGAATGCTTACGGGGTTTACTGTGTACGTAAAATTATTTCAAAGCATCTACCAAGGCACACTTCGAGGTAACTCAAATGGTCTTTTGGTGTTTACCAACCTGCTGGCCCATGCCGACCAGTACGGCATTGTTGATGTTCACCCCAAGGCGATAGCTGAAGAGGTTGGTCTGACAATTGAACAGGTCAAAGCGGCTATCCAAGAGCTTGAATCGCCTGACATTGAATCCAGAAGCCCAGAGAGTGAAGGACGGCGCATTGTCCTGCTGGATGGTCACCGGGCATGGGGTTGGCAAATCGTCAATTATGTGAAATACCGGACCATCAAAAACGAGGATGACCGGCGAGAACAGAACCGGGAGGCGCAAGCCAGATGGCGTAATAAACATAAGCAATCGTCATCAGAAGTAATCAATGTAGATGCGGATAAGCCCATGCAGAAGCAGAAGCATATACAGAAGAAAGAGAATACAGAGAGAACAGCACGCGGTACCCGCCTGCCTGACGATTTGAATTTTGATTTTCAGTTCGCGATTCAAAACGGAATCCAAGACCCTGCCGAAGAGGCTAACAAGTTTCGAGACTATTGGCACGCCCAACCCGGCAGCAAGGGGGTAAAGCTGGACTGGCCAGCCACTTGGCGGAACTGGTGCAGAAATGCCAAGTCGTCACGCGGCAACCAGTCGGAAACCGCTTATCAGCGATCACAGCGCGAGAAGTACGAGCAAATAGCGCCAGCCGTCGCAGCACGCGGCCCGAATAACCCGAATACCTTTTTTGACATCGTAAGCAAACCCTTGGAGATCACAAATGCATGACATTCAAACCCTGATGGACGTTGTTTTCACAAAACTATCCCTTGCTTACGGGCGCGACTTCACCGGGCGATGGGAGGGATTGAACATGGCGGATGTGAAGGCTGATTGGGCGCATGAAATGTCCGGCTATGAGCGCAACCCGTCCGCGATCAAGTACGCACTGCAAAACCTGCCCTTGAAGGCTCCAAACGTGTTTGAGTTCCGTTCTATCTGCCAACGTGCGCCAGAGGCACCCACTGCCCGACTGGAGGCACCAGCGGCAAACCCGGAGATTGCACGCAAGGCGATTGCAGAGGCCAGGGCATTGTTGACGAGGTTGCAATCATGAGAAACAACATGAACGACGAAGAGCGCGAAGCCAGCCGAATCCTTGATCTAGTCCGAGCTGGTGGTGATGTGCCTGATTCTGTGATTATTTGGGCATTGTGGACAACTGGCGATTTGGTGGGTCAATGACTAAAAAAGACCTGATTGACCACATTTTATGGATGCGCTCCATGGATGAAGACTACGCCCGTGAAGCGCTTATCAACTACCATGCTGAGCTGCCCTGGCTGGATTTGATGGCTGGCGTTAGGCAAGCACTGGAGCAGCAATGAGAGCGGCCCGCGTTGACGCCAACCATACCGCTGTTGTGTCAGCCCTACGCGCTGCCGGGTGCCTTGTCGAATCGCTGGCTGGCGTGGGTAAGGGTGTTCCTGACTTGCTGGTGGCTTACGAATCAAACGCAGGTGAATGCAAGTTTGCGATGTTTGAAATCAAAGATGGCCAGAAGTCGAAAAGCGCACAGGCACTAACCGACGCTCAGAAGATTTGGCACAAGAAATACGATAGGTGGCCCGTGTGTCTGGTGGACTCGCCCGAAACAGCGTTGCGGCATTTGAGGGTTTTGCAATCGTGAAACAAACTTTTGTGCTTGTCCACGAGACAGCCCGTAAACGCGCGCTTGCAGCCGTCACAACGGCCCCGGATGGCTTCGTCACCGTAGTCTGTGAACCAACCCGCAACCTAGATCAGAACGCGGCTCAATGGCCGATTCTGCAAGCCTTCAGCGATCAGCTTGTCTGGCCCGTCAATGGACGGATGGAAACCCTGACGCCTGAGGAATGGAAAGACTTGCTGACAGCGGCATTCAAGCGCGAAACCGTCCGGGTGGCGATGGGGCTAGACGGCGGCATGGTGATGCTAGGCGCACGAACAAGCAAGTTTGGCAAGAAAGAGTTTTCTGATTGGCTGGAGTTTCTGCACGCAACGGCGGCTGACAGAGGTGTGGATTTGGAAATGGATCGGGTAACGCAATGAAAGTTTCAAAAAGAATGAGGGAGCAAATATTTTGCGTATTTGCTCAATCTCACGGAGATTCGATCAAGCAAAAACATATTCGACTTGAAGTGAATGATTGGCGGCTATTGCATGACAAAAAGCCACCTGTTGGCGTGCATTACTTTGGCATGGTAATGCGGCAATTGGAATCAGAGGGACTTTGCAAAATCATTCGCGCAACGCAAATGCCCTATTGGTACGATTTTAAAGTTTGGGCATGGGCCGGAAAATGAACCCAACCAAAGCAGAAAAAGCACTCTGGTCCCGCATGGCTGACTTTGGCTGTATTGCCTGCTATCTAGACGGCCTGAAAAACACTTACGTATCTATCCACCACACAGACGGCAGAACAAAGCCTGGAGCGCATTCCCGCGTATTACCACTGTGCGCACCACATCACCAGACGGGCGGCGAGGAAGCTCCAGCCATTCACCCATACAAAGCGCGGTTTGAAAAGAAATACGGCAAACAGGCTGAGTTGGTTCAAAAAGTAATGGAGTTGATCGCGTGACATATCAAGACATGATCTTTGAGCTAATCGAACGCGGCGAGACAAGCCGGGAAAAGATGGCAGCGCATACCGGGCTGACTGTCCTACAAGTGCAACGAGCCATCAACAACTTGGCAACCCATCGGCGCATTGAGTTTGTATCGCAAGCAAGCGCAGGACGGTGGAAAGGCACTAAGCCTGCTGTCTACCGGGTAAAGCCTGAAGCACGACGGACAAGGGTTAACAGTGTTTGGGAGTTTGCGACATGCTGACAACAAAAGAACAGGAACAAATCCTCAAGCTGGCTGAAGACTTGGCGCGCTCTCGGGTTATGGCATTCCAGCGGGCAGAAATGCGCGGCGATAACGCCGGAGTTAAGCGGTGAGCGAAGCGAGTCCGCTTGAACGACTTGTTAGCCGGCAACTGCTCGGAGATGAGCGGACGCAGGCGCAAGAGACGATCAAGCGCAACCACTACACCCGGAGCGTGCCGAGTGGCAAAAGCCACTATGTGCAGTTCGGTGACGCGATAGTGGTCTGGTCGATCCCGGCGAACAAGAACATCGCGCGGTTTGTCCTTGGGTGGGCTGGCAACGTGTGGGAACTGTCCAGGCTGTGGGCACCAGACGGCCACGAAAAGAACCTGCTGACGCAGGCGATAAGCGCGGCGGTGAAGGTGATTGTGCGGCTTGAACGGCCTGACGCGCTGGTGAGCTACGCCGACCCGAACGCGGGGCACAAGGGCGGGGTTTATCGGGCGGCGTCGTGGCTGTACCACGGCAAGAGCGAGGAAGTGAGGACGTACCGGGCACCAGACGGCACGACCGTAGCGCGCAGGGCTTTCCATTCCGGGCGGAAGGGGCTGCGAAAGGCTGAGATTGAAGCACTCGGCTACAAGGAAGAGAAGCTGCCCGGCAAAGAGCGGTTTGTGCGGCCCATATCAAAGCGGGCAGCGCGGACTTTGACGGCTAACGCCTTATTGAACAACGGATTTCAGGAGTGTTCGATCACCCCGACAACATCACGATCGGCAAGGGCCGGATCATCTGGGCCCCCAGCTGCGGCCCGTTCATCCCGGAAGGCTGGGTGTTGCCAGGCGGTTTGCGCACGACCGACATTGCCGAGGCTTCCGCGATGGCCCAGCTGATCGACCAGTTGAGCCGCCGCTAACAATTTTTCAACCACCGAAGGAGAACCATGGAAACTTTCACCCAACCCAAGATCACCGGCTATCGCCAACTGAGTGAGGCTGAAGTCGCGCTGATGAATGAGGGCAAGGCCCTGGCCGAAGCCTGCGGCGAGTACATCGCCAAGCTGCGCACCTATGCGGACGTTGCCCGTAAAACGGACGTGACCCAGCTGACCCCGCCGCTGGACCAACGCTGGATCAGCATCGGCGCGACCGACCTGCAGCGCGGTTTCATGGCCGTCATCCGTGGCATTGCCCAGCCGACGACGTTCTGACCATGATGCGCCGCACCCCCATGAAACGCACCGGCTGGCCGCGTCAGATGCTGGAAACCAGCCTGCCTGCGCCAACCCGGCCTCTTGGCTACCCCCCGCCTGAATGGGAGGAATCAACGAAGTTGGCCATCAAGACCATTCGGAAGGCGCGGGCAGTCATGGTTCGAGTTGGGGAGCTACCCAGCGTATTGATTGCCAAAGAAAACGCAGTCACCAGCCCGGCCTATCAGTCGGCCGTGCGCCGGCTGCCCTGCATTCGCTGCGGCATTCAGGGCTTCACCCAGTTCTGCCACTCAGACGAAGGCAAAGGCATGGCCATCAAGACCGATGACCGCCGAGGCTGGCCGGGATGTGGACCGCACGGCACGGAGCCCGGCTGCCACTGGTACGTGGGAACTTCTGGAAACCTGAAGCAGTCCGAGCGCCGCGCGCTGGAGGCTGAGTACAGCGCCCGGACCCGGGCCATGGTGGAAGCAAGAGGGGAGTGGCCCAAGAATTTACCAAAGTACAAGACATGACCAACCCCCCAATCATCCGCACCAAAGACCTGATAGCCGACACCCTGGAACTGATGTCCATCATCGACAACTGCGAAGAGTTCGGCGGCTGCTATTTGTGGACCGGCCACACCAACGGCAACGGCCATCCCAAGAAACGCCGCACTTCAGTCCGCCGCATCGCCTGGGAGGCCAACAACGGCCCCATCCCTACAGGGATGTTCGTCACGACCTGCAACAACATCAAGTGCCTGAGTTGCCTCAAATTGGTAACCAAGGCCCAGATCACCCGCAAGGCCATGAAGAACCCGGCCACCCAGCTCAAGCGGCGCGCAGCCGGCGCCAGGGTCAACCGACCTACTTTCGGCAAGATCACCATGGAAATTGCCCGCGAAATCAGGTCGAGCGACAAAACCGGCAAGGAGTGGGCCAAGGAACTGGGAGTGAGTAAAGCCTTAGTGAGCCATGTCCGCTGTGGCAGAAGCTGGGTGGAGCATTCAAACCCCTTCGCCGGCCTGATGAGATAACTAAAGGAAGCCCATGAACGATTTCAGGACCATTGAAGAAGCCTACGAATCGGCCTGCAGCACAACTGATCTTGGCGTGGAGCCCGACAAGAAAAAACCGGTAGACATCCTCATAGCCGGTGGCTGGTCTGACTCACATTTGGGCATGGCCCTGCTTCGACTTCGGTCTGAATGGGAGAGTTCGGAGAAGCCCAGGCTCCCCGACCCGTACCTGATCACCAAACTGGGCGACCAACTGAACGACCAGGCGCGCAAGAAGATCCCGCCCGGCCCCTTGGACGGTCACGCCCGAGCCAAGACACTCGCCCACACCTGGTACACCAACGAGCTCAAGATGCTCAGACTGAAGCTCAAAGGACTCCCATCCGTCGCCCATCAGCTTTACCTCAAGGCCGAGCGCAAGGGCATCCCGCGGGAAATCATCCCCCAGGTCATGGCGTGGTGGCTCAGTCAGACCTGCCTCGCCTGCGGTGGCCACGGCAAAACCCTGATACCGGGAAGCCCGACCCTATCGGCCCACGACTGCCAGGTATGCCGGGGCACGGGAAAGAAGAAGCTCCCGGAAGGTCAGAACGGACGGTGGCTGGCCAACCTGATGGATTCCAGCGTCAATTCGGCCAAGCAGAGTTTGAAGAATCGGTTTGTGCATCAGAAGTAGTAGAGTTGCAACAGACAAGGGGAAGCGCATGAAGCAGGAAAAATTGATCAGCATGACCGTGGAGGAGTTCGATAAAGATTGGCCCCCCGTCAATGCGAATGAGTGTGTCGCATGGTTTCAGAATAAGCTGCAGGAAATTCCGGAAGAGTTCCGAAGCAACGCGCAAATCAAGTTTGACACAACCTACGACCACGACATTGCGAGGATTAGAATCAGCTACTTCCGGCCAGAAACGGACGAAGAAGAGGTAAGGCGCGTGCAGGGAGACGCCATGCGAGAAGAGTACCGGCGCAATGATGAACTTCAGGTGCTGGCACGGTTGCAGGCAAAATACGGCAAAAAGAATGATTGAAGTGTTGACACAAAACAAAAACAAGCATATATAATCCCGCCCAGCGGTCAGCACAGATTGCTAAATCTGTCACCCGCGCACTATGGCACCAGCCTACTGACGCCAAAGCCCAAAGGGCAGCGGAGAACTTCAGTAGCAGAGTCGCCTTCAAAATTTCGCATTCTTGGCCTCTGGCCGATACAGGAATCCGGACACTCCAGCGCACCACATAAAGCGCGAAACCGGCTCGATTAAGCCTTAAGCCTGTTGATTGGGCCGAGTTGCAAAAACGTTGGGTAGCGCAGAAGCTGGGTCACGCTGGCGTCCAACGGATCAGTCAGCAGACTTAAGGTTAGAACTGAATCCGTAATGGGTATCCGCCATAGAACCTTTCAGTAGGGCGCGGACTAAGCAGCACGTAGCGGCCAACCTTAGCCAACAAAGCCACCGATTAAACCCGGTGGATTTTCTATTTCAGCCCACTGAGACTGCCTACACGCGCACGCTATACGCAAGAGGCGCATGACTCAGTTGGGCGAATCCATCCCGCCGAGAACGGTTGCCAGCCGTGTCAATCCAGCCGCCAGGCTACGACGAAGGGCAACCGCGGCGCGGGGCAAGCAGTCACACCCTGAAAACATGGGCTGCACTTCCCGATGCAGGTCAGCGCGGTCTGTAGTCTCCCTTCAGCAAACGCGGGCAGGCGGGAATAAACCAAGGAAATCCAATGGACATGCAACCCCCCGGCCAACCAGCCGCCGCCGCCCCAATGCCCGAAGATGCCCCCGGCGCCTTCACGGTCTGCATTCAATGCAACCCTGACGGCACCTTTATGGTCGGTCTGGACACCCCAGGAGCTGAAGCCGCAGAACAACCCGGCCAACCTGAATCCGGGATGAAACCCGCCAAGGACGTGAAAGACGCTTTGACGATGGCCCTGCAGATCATCAAGACCGGTGGCAACGCAGATCAGGGTAAAGCCGACTTCATGGCCGGCATGAACGAGCCCATGGCACGATGAAAACCGTAACAATCACCCTGCGGGACATGGAAGACGGCTCAATGGCCATGGATTTGACCATCGAAGGCGGATTCGACGACCAAAGCGCAGCCTGCCAGGCCGCCAACTCCATGCTCAACCACCTGGATTCCATCGGCAACCGGGTTCCCGAGGGTCTGGAATCGGCTGAAGAGGCTCCAAAGGTCATCATCAGCGCAGAAGACATCAACCAGCGGCGCGCGCAGACTATTGCGCATATCCCCAAGACGCCGCAGATCATTTTGGCGCATTGATGCTCAAGAACGCAAAGCCGTCCTGTCTGCCATACGTTTATGCGTTGGTAGATCCCCGTGACGATTCTGTGTTCTACATTGGAAAAGGAACTGGGGACCGTATGTATCAGCATGAGCAATTGGTACGTCGCGGAAAAATTGAAAATGCAGGAAAGGCGCGAGTGATCTTTTCTGTCATAGCAGCAGGATTAAAAGTTGTTTGCCGCGTATTGCAGGTGTGCGGGAGTGACAAAGAAGCTTACGAAGCGGAGAAGTTGCATATCTCTGCGCACCAAAGACTGACAAACTTGACCGCTGGAGGCGGGGGTATTGCAGCAGGTAGCAATCTTGATAAGGAACTTGCCAAAACCAAAACCATGATTTCATCTGTTTGCCCATTCGCGGAGTGGAAGGCAAAGGTCAATCCAGATCGAGGCGCAATAGTTATGTACGCATGGGTACTTTTGCAGTTAATGGAAGTGAAGGCGGCAATAGAACTTGCATTGAAAGCGAAAAATGTCCGCGCTTACTGATAAGCAAGAGAAGTTTTGCCAAGGCATTGTTTCTGGCTTAACTCAGAGTGACGCCTATCGCGCTGCCTACGCTTGCAAAAATGCCACAAATGATTCTGTGAATCAAATGGCAAGCAAGATGATGGCAAATATCAAGTGCATATCAAGGGTTGAGGAACTGCGCAGGCCGGTCATTGAGAAGGTCCAATATGGACTTGAGCAGGCAATGGCTGAAGCAGCAGAGGCTTTTTTGGTAAGCAAAAACAAAGAGCAAGGCGGCGCGATGGTCGCTGCCGTCCAACTCAGGTCGAAGCTAAACGGATTACTCGTTGACCGTTCGGAGGTCCGCACTGGCCCCTTGGATTCGCTTGAACATGATGAGTTGAAAGCGATGTATGCAGCAATCAGCACTCTTAGAGCGTCTGTCGGGTCTGACGCCGAAGGCTCTGGCCATACTCGCCACTGAGGTAAAGCGCAAGTTGGCCGAAAACCAATTGGCCGACTACAAACCTTACGCCAAACAACTGGCATTCCATCGGTCTGGTGCAGATGATGGAGTCCGTGAGCGCCTGCTGATCGCCGGAAATCAGTTGGGCAAGACGTTTTCTGGCAGTTTCGAGGCGGCAATGCACCTGACCGGGATCTACCCGGATTGGTGGGATGGCATCATCTTTGAGCAACCGACTACCGGATGGGCGGCATCGGTCACCACGCAAAGCACGCGCGATACGGTTCAAAGGCTGCTTCTTGGCAAGCCGGGTGCATGGGGTACTGGAGCAATCCCCATGGCCAACCTGATTGAAACCAAACGCGCATCGGGCGGAGTTCCTGATTGTGTGGACTCAATCACTGTCAAGCACATCAGCGGCGGAACCAGCCGGCTGACGTTCAAGACCTACGACCAGGGCCGGGAAAGATGGCAGGGCGAGACGCTTAACTTCGTCTGGTTTGACGAAGAGCCACCTCAGGCGATCTACACGGAAGGGTTGACGCGAACCAACGCGACCGCGGGCATTGTGTGGACGACTTTTACCCCGCTTTTGGGCATGTCGGACGTTGTAAAGCGGTTCCTGATTGAAAAGGCGCCTGGTACTTCGGTCACAACAATGACTATTGAAGACGCCGAGCATTACACGCCGGAGCAGCGCAAGGCCATTGTGGCGGCATATCCATCGCATGAACGGGAAGCCCGCGCAATGGGCATCCCAACGCTTGGAAGTGGCCGGATCTTCCCGATTGCAGAGGAAGTTATCCGGGAACTGCCGGTCACGCTGAACCATTCATGGCCACGGATTGTGGGTCTGGATTTCGGGTGGGATCACCCAACAGCCGCAGTCTGGATGGGCTGGGACCGGGATACCGACACGGTTCACATCTACGACTGCTATCGGGTGAAAGAGGCGACTCCCATCATCCACGCAGCCACGATCAAGGCGAAAGGCGACTGGATTCCAGTGGCCTGGCCGCATGACGGACTGCAGCACGACAAGGGCTCTGGTGTGACGCTGGCCAACCAATACCGAAGTCTTGGCGTCAACATGCTGCCAGAAAAAGCCACGCACGCACCAGATAAGAAGTCGGGGCAAAAGGAAGGCGAAGGCGGCAACGGTGTTGAGGCTGGCCTGATGGACATGCTGGACCGGATGCAGACCGGACGGCTCAAAGTCGCCAAGCATCTGCATGACTGGTGGGAAGAGTTCCGGCTTTACCACCGGGAAGATGGCAAGGTCGTCAAAGAAGGCGATGACCTGATGAGCGCAACACGTTACGGCTTGATGATGATTCGTCATGCCAAGGTTCAATCACGGCCAACCATGGCCAAGGTGGCGCCCTTCGCCGGCACTGTCCCGGGCATGGGTCCACTCGGATAGACAAAGAGGTAAACCATGGCAACAACCGCCCCAACCATCGTTCAATTGGACCCGTATGACAACTCAGTCTACAAATACACCTGGGTCTTGACCGGCACAAACGATGGCGCACCCGTGAACTTCACCCAATGGGCCGACCGGACCGTGCAGATTGGCTCAACCGGCGACAACTTCAACACCGGAACTGTGGTGTGGGAGGGCTCCAACGATGGCGGCTTGACCTACTTCACACTGACCGACGCACAGACCACGGCCATTTCAAAGACCGCTGCAGGACTTGAGCAGGTTGTGGAAATCACCCAACTGGCCAGGCCGCGCGCATCGGTATCTGTGACCAGCGTCACCATCACCGCAGTGCTGCGCCGTCAGCAACCCTTGAGGGCTTAACCATGACCGCATATTCAGACGCCGCCGACTTCATCAAGCGCCAGGCCAAACTTCACGAAGGCTTTGTCACTGCCGCCGAAATGCTGGACCGCATCGGCTCGGTAGAACTGGCCGCACAAGAAGCCCAGCGCGCACGGGAAACCGCTGAAGCCGCCCGCGGGAAGGCCGAGCTTGAGCTTGCCACCATCCGCACGCAGATTGACGACGCCCAGGACCAGGCTGCGCAGATCATTCTGGATGCCGGTGATGCGGCAAAGGCCAAGGCGGCAGACATCGAAATGCAGGCCAACCAGAAGGCACAGCGGACCATCGAGCAGGCCCAAGCCAGCGCCGATGCCATTCTGGAAGCCTCCAAAGCCGAACGACTCAAGGCGCAAGACGACCTGGCGCTGATCACGTCCAAAGCCGCAGCACTCAAAGCAGCCGCAGAAGCCAGTCAGGCAGCGGTCGATGCCGCTCAGAAAGAGCATGACCGTCTGACCAAGGCGATTGAAGCCCTGAAGTCCAAGTTCGCTTAACCCCCATCACGTCTAAAGGAATCCATCATGGCAACAATCTCCTTCCGCACAACTCTGCGCACGGCGCGCGCCCAGGCCATCATCACTGATGCTGGCGCAACCGGTGCAAAGGTGAAGCTCTATAACGGCACCCAGCCAGCCAACGCCGCTGCTGCCTTGTCGGGTAATACCCTGCTGGCCACGCTCACCTGGGCCGCTGCGCCCATTGGCACGGCAACATCAGGGACGCTTGACTGGGATGAGGCCAGCATGAGCCAGTCCAACGGCTCCCACGTTTCCGGCACCCCGACATTCCTTGATGTCACGACCAGTGGTGATGTGGTTGTGGCGCGCGTTCCGCTCGGTGCTGGCGGCTTCACCTGGACGGGTGCTGTTGCCACGGGTCAAAACGTCACACTGACGACGCTGCTGTTCACAGAAGGCAACGCCTGATAAGTCAGAATGGCTACTCCAGTCGCTGACGCATACATCGCCGCCTCTGGCGCGGCAGTGTATGGCGGGCGTTATCCGTCAGGCGCAATCGTCACGGGTAGCGTCACATTGGATGATTTGTCGTCATCGGGTACGGTGGTCGGCTATGCCGCGCCTGCACCTGTCAGCGACATCGTTCAGTTCCTGACCAGCGACGGCGGGACAGCAACGGGCAGCGGAAACCTCAGTTCTCCCACGCGGGAATACTGGCACTCTCGCCTGGGTTTCCAGTGGAAGCGTAC